GTTCGAAATGCCGTGGGCGATATTATTCATCACGTGCCAGGGCATTACGAAACACGAGTCGAATATAGGACTATCCGTGTCCGCTAGTTTCTGATTGACATTCTCTCTCATAACTCTACTATTAGGAATATCGATATAATTAATTTGTAGACAGAAGAATCTGTCTCTTAAAACTCAACGAACTATACTATGCCAAACTGGTGCTACACAACATTAAATGTAGATGGGTCTAAAGAACAAATCAAAGAGTTTAGCTCTCTGGTTTCGAGAGCTATTGAAAACAACAACAGCTTATGCAACACTATCATACCAAGACCTGCATCCGAAGAAGAAAATTGGTATGATTGGAATTGTCAGAATTGGGGCAGCAAGTGGGATGTGACTGATATGTTTGTAGACCACGAAGACGACACAAACCTCAATTTAACTTTTGCTACTGCTTGGAATCCTATTTTTCCTATCTTCGATGAATTGGTTAAGCGCGGCTTTAAAGTCAAAGCCGAATACCAAGACGAGGGATATATGTTTGCAGGTGAATATGAAGATGGCAACCAAACAGACTTTGAAATAAAAGTGTGTGAGCCTTGCCAAGAGCTTGACGAACCTAACTACGAATGCAAATGTGAAGGAAATGGAGTAATCATCCTACGATAACCAAAACAAAAAAATAATTATGACAAAAGCCCAAGAAAATAAACGCCTTCGAATGATTCGCAGGATTCATAAGAAGCTCAAGAAAGCCCAAGTGACTATGGATGATATCGCTGATTGTGTAATCGGATACACCGAGAAAGATATTGACGAAGAACTGGAACATCTGACTCAATATAAAGCGGACAACTACATTAACTCAGACGAAGGATAATATATTATGGCTAGAATTTTTGATCGATATAATCGTGTCACAGCTGTAGACTCTAAATATACAGGCGAAGAACCTTCTTGGGAAGACGCTTCTAATCTTAATGGGCCTCAATATTTCAAGAGACGCAGTGTAGCATTGAATTTCTATAACTACTACTGTTCCACTAAAGATTTGGTAAAGGATGTCGAAACCTTTGCAAAGACAAACGGATATGATTCAAAGATCATTAGTTCGGTAAAATCTAATCTGAAATATTTTTCTTTTACCGCAGCTAAGTTGGCACGAATGATCAATAAGGGCATGCCTCCAACTCATGATGGGTGGGAAGAATACTGTAAAGATTTGCCTGGCGTGAATATGAAAGAAGCAAATGATGACATTTTATTTGTGAAGAAAGAGATCGACAGGGTATATAAGCAATATACTGAATCCAAGATCGAGGATAAGAAAGAAGATACTATAAAGATATCTGTAGTTGATCGGATGAATAATAAGATCAATAATAAGGTAATACACCACCTTGATGAAATGATCGATAACTGGACTATCGACGAGTCAACCAAAGTGAAGGGGATCGAGCTTTCCTCTATACTTAAAGGGAATGATATTCCTGTTCGGGGTCTTCCATTAGTTGAGAATTGGCTAAAGGCTCTGCGCCTATCACTAGAAAATTGTATCAATAAGGATAATGAATATGATATTGAGGGATGGTCTTTCCTAAGTAAACCTGCGATCAAAGGTCGTATCAAAGCAATTGATAAGATGCTTCAACAGGTTGAAAAATATCGTGGCGCAAATACCAAGGCAAGGAAGCCTCGTGTGAAGAAAGTAAAGTCCGCAGAGATTCAAGTAAAGAAGCTCAAGTATAAAGAATCTGATGATGATTTTGGACTCAGTTCTGTTTCACCGATCACATTACCCGGCTCAAAGAAGGTTCTACTATTCAATACAAAGAATAGGAAACTATTGGTCTACGAAGCTCTAGATTCTGATGGATTAGGTGTGAAGGGAACAACTCTTCAAAACTATGATGAAAATAAAAGTTACTCATTGACAATTAGGAAGCCAGATGATATAATGCCTATTATAACCAGTAAAACAGAAAAAATGTTTACAAAAGCAATAGATGGTCTCACGACCAAGAAAGGTAATGTGAATGGTCGAATCAATCAATACTCAATAATCCTTAGAACTGTATGAAACAAGAACCATCCATCAAAACAACTATAACAAAAGATGATTTACGAAATCAAGTTCAGCTTTTGGTTCAAAAAGATTCAATGACTTACGCTGAGGCTATTTGTGAAGTGTGTGAACAAAGAATGATTGACCCCAGAGACATTAAAAGAATTATTTCTGGTCCTCTAAAAGCAAAATTAGAGGCAGAAGCAATAAGTAGAAACATTATAAAGAGTAGCACATCTAAATTATTTTAAATATGAAATGTAATAAAACAAAAGACCAAGTGGGCAACTGCGATGGTTCTCATGCAGAATCATCTAGATATAATCTAATTGATACCAAAACAGGAGCAATTCAAGAGAGTAATGTATCTATTAATTCGAAGGATGTTTCGAAATTAAATGCTGCATATTCTTTCAATGGCTCAACAAAGAGATGGGTTGCCCAATTAAATGGATAGTCGCCAATTAGAGTTTTCCTTTTCGGGTGATCAGTTATTATTTTCATTTATGTTTGAATGAGTGGTTTCGAAGCATATAAAATATATAGTGCGCTGAAGTTACATTATACTCAAGAAAACTTCGACGCATACAAATATAATTTTAAGACTAGAGTCAAACCTGAATCATTCGAACGGCTACGCTTTCGATATACATTTGAAAAGATAGCGTCTAAATGTAAGACACGAGAAAATCTGATTGACTTCTACACATCTAATTTCATCACTGGTTGTAATTGGGTGATGGATATGAATGAGAAGAATCTCAATGACATGAAATCTAGGCGAGAATCTTTCTCATATAACTTTAAAACAGATATAAATAAACTTTCATCATCACACGATTTTAATGAATTATGTTCTTGCGCAGGAGGTGAAAATATTTTAATTAATGAACTGTGTAAGGAGAACATAAAGATTGAAACAGTCGCGATGATTGACCTTTTGGTCAACTTCATAAAACCTTTATTATCAGAATTGAATGACCCGCTTGGAATGAAACGGGAAAAGGCAATCTTGGCAATGAAATACAAAAATAGCTTAACCGACATCAATAGGAAAAAGATCAAAGATGAACTTCTTTTAATCTTTACAAAAGAAGAATCTATGATATAATACTATTGAAGGTTAAATACAACGCAATACTAAAAATACAAAAATAATAATAATATATGAGCTCATTCGCAGAAATGAAAGAAAAACGCAAGTCAGCAATCGCTAATCTTGTCGCAGCCGCAGACTCTTCGTCTGATAAGCAATCCTATGGAGACGACCGCATTTGGAAGCCTACTGTAGATAAAGCAGGAAATGGATACGCAATTATTCGTTTTCTTCCCGCGCCAGATGGTGAAGATTTACCTTGGGTGCGTTATTGGGATCACGGGTTCAAGGGACCAAGTGGTAAATGGTATATCGAAAATTCATTGACATCCATCGGTCAACAAGACCCTGTATCGGAAATGAATACGCAACTATGGAATAGTGGAATTGAATCTGACAAGCAAGTTGCTCGTGAGAGAAAACGACGCCTCCATTATGTATCCAATATCCTTGTTATCTCTGATTCAGCCTCACCTGAAAATGAAGGAAAAGTTTTCCTCTATAAGTATGGTAAGAAAATCTTTGATAAGATTATGGACGTGATGCAACCTCAATTCGAAGATGAGCAACCAGTTAATCCATTCGATTTCTGGGGTGGAGCAAACTTCAAGTTGAAGATTCGCCAGGTCGAAGGATATCGTAATTACGACAAGTCTGAATTCGATGCCCCGACTGAACTCTTTGATGGAGATGATGCAAAACTAGAAACAGTTTTTGGATCAATTAATTCTCTCAAAGAATTTATCGACCCTTCTACCTACAAGACATATGGAGAACTTAAAAAGAAGCTCTATGATGTTCTTGGTGAAGAGGAAATCGCAGATACATTCACGCAAGATACAGTGGATGATCTGAATAATTCAAGAGCGCCGAAGGTGAATGCCCCAGCGCCGGCTGAAGAAGCGGCCCCAGTCAGCTCCGCACCAATTGCGGCGGATAAAGGGGCTACCAACGATGATGAAGATACACTTAGTTATTTTGCTAAACTTGCAAATGAATAACTAAATCGTTTGGTTACTAATGAGGGGTGAGATGCTTGGGCGTCTCGCCCCTTTTTTTGCTAGAAAGCAGGAGTAAGATAATCTACTGTTCTATCAATATGGGGCTGAGCATTAATTGTGGTATTACTAACTTGATTTGTATCACCTTCTTTATTATTAACAACATTATTTAAAGTATTGCCATCACCATTTTTACTTGCATTCTTATCGGCTTCATTTTGTCGAGAAGTCATATCTAATATATTACCAGATTGTGTTTCGATTTGTTCAACAGAATTACTTTGAGGCTTCGATGCCTCTATCTCTTTAACTTTGTATCTTTCAACCGCTTCTTGCAAGAAGCTATTGACATTAATACTATTCGCCATTGCATCATCCCCAAGCCATTTTCTTTTAGATTTTTCTACGTTGGTATCGAGGAATTGCGCATTCTTGGCATCCATCTGGTCCCAACTATCGCCACTCTCAATACCTACTATTTTATTTTTTTCGTCCGCTGCGAGAAATTTGGCATCATCCATTGTCATTTCCAATTCCTCAAACATTGCCTGGTCTTCTGCATTATCATATACCTTGAGCTGTTCGCGGCGACCGAGGGCATCAGGCTCACCGGTGACCATTGAGAATTTTTTACTTTTGTCATTTTCAAAATCCTCTAAAGCATTGTTTGCCTTCTCATATGCTAATTTAGCCTCGATATATTCTTTTGTAGCTAATCCATCATCTTTTATTTCTGCACTACGAGGTGTATTCTTTTGTTCTAATGATGGTACCGCAGATTTTATTAAAGGAACGGCATTTACAGGTGCCACAGCGGCTTTGGCAATATCTCCCATTTGATCAGGTATTGTCTTCGCAGGTTTCGACTGTTCTCTGACTTCATCTCTTTGTCTTCTTTCAGCATCAAACACGTTTGTCTTCAATTCTTTAAATTTTGTCTGATCTTCTGCATTATCATATACTTTCTCTTCCCAGTCCGAAAAATCATCACTCATTTGAACCATCTTGAAAGATTTACTTTCATCTGCTTCAAATTTTTTAAGAGATTCCTTAGCCTTATCAACGCCTAATGAAGCTTCGATATCAGATGCAACAGGTGTATTCTTTTGTTCTAATTGAGGAGTTGCGGGCTTCCCTCCTATGGCAGAACCAGCAGGTAATACATTTGCTGGTGCGGAGGCTGCACCAGATATCTCTGATATATGTTGCATTACCTTGGCAACTGTTTTTAATTTCAGTTTAGAAAGTCTTTTAATCTGATCAACAAATTCTTCTAATTTATCAGGTTCACCTGTATCAAAATTCTGTATTGAAGCACTAAGTTTATCGATTGAATCAGATGCTGTTGCTAAATCAGGTGCGACTTCACCTAATTCAATGAATTTTTTGACAGGATCACCAGAGAAGAAACTCATTATTCCACCGACAGCTGCGGCGGCACTAAATGCTATTAGAGCTGCGGATACTGCGGCTATTCCTGCAGCTGCAATAAGAAGACCGGGCCCAGCATCTCCCAATTTACTAAGTGAATCCACGAAATTGGTTAAGAAATCACCAACTGCTCCTAATACTGTCGAAATTGCTGCAGCAAATCCAGTTAAGAATGGTGTAATTTTTTCTAATGCTGAACCAAATATATTAAAAGCATATGCTGCTGGAATCAATGCTGCTCCTAATGCTGCAATCGCCGCGGCTCCTATAAAGATTGCAGGTGATATTAATGATAATCCAGCTGCAGCCACACCAAGTGTAGTTAATACACCAATGCCAATTCCAACACCCTTCCAATCAATATCCGAAAACATTCCAAAAGCAATACCTGCTGG